GGTTTTCAAAATAGCGCCTCATGGTGCGGTCTGTGATCCCCGCTTTCTCTGCCGCCTCTAACTTCGTTTTCGAGGTCAAGAGCGCAGACAAGGCGCGTTCTTCATTGGGTGTCATTCGCTGCGCTCCTTTCCGATTTCTTCCGCTTTTTTCCGCTGGTAAAGCTCTATCCAGTTTTCAAGCGTCATGCAGACAAGCCACGGGGCGCGGTTTTTCCTCCAAAAGATAGCCGGTAAACCGTCCTTAAATTTGCCGCTGTCCCGCTGCGCCTGCTCGATCCACTCATAAAGGGCTTGCCTTTCCCCGCGCTTACACTCAATGTGTACGCCGTCAAGCCCTGTTAAATCTGGCGTACTGCCATAGCTCACGGCCTCGCCCGGTTGCACGGGGTAGCCGTAGCCTTGCAATAGGCGGCACAATTCAAGCTCCCCGGCGCGGCCTTTAGCTTGTGACCGTTTCCCGCTCGTTCTGCTCACCTGCTTTCTTTCGCTCACGCTCTGCCTTGCGCTCCCAGTATCGGGCATTGTTCGCCTTTACCTTTTCGGGGTTGGCAGCTCTCCACGCTTTGTAATATGCGCGGCGCTTCTCCGCGGCCTCGTTCGTCATGCTTCTTACGCTCCTTTCGCTTTATATTCTTGTTAAAGTTCTTAACCGTTGTAAACTTCTTGTGCATATATTATATCAAACATTTGTTCTTTTGTCTACATCTATTTCTTTCTCTATTTTGAATTATCAGAATACGCTCAATTAGGTTTTTTGGGTTTTAGGGTGCGCCCTAACAAGCGGGTAAATATATCGAGTGTATATATTTTCCCTCTGCTTGCTATGTATCTTCGAGGCAAAAAAAAGCGCCCCCGGTAATTCGGGGACGCTCTGCGCCTATATTCACTTTCCGGCAATAGGAACAAATTTCTCTTGTCAATAACTTTTAAGTTATTAAATGCGGTAAAGGAAAAGGGCGGGCGCATAGCGCCTGCCCCTGCTCCTTACTGCCCAAGCGTAGCTTTAAAAGGTCGCCTTGCCCTGCTCTCCCTCTTTCCAAAACATATCAAGTTCACCGGAAAAAAGATTCCTGGCAATTTTGTAAAGCTCACTGATTGCTGTTTCGCGGTCAACGCCGTGCAGCTCAAGGCCGATTTCGCGCTCGTACCCGTTTTCTTTACTGATAGCCCAAATTTTCATTTTATCGCCTCCATAATTTTATCAAACTGAAAAGCCATTATTTCAGCTTCTCTCTTTTTGTGTGCTCTGATCGCGGCTTGTATGCGCCTGCGGCTGTCCTCTGGCTCTGCGTCCAGCTCCGGCCTTGTCAGCATAGCGAGGCGGGCTTGTATGCCCTCTAACTCGATCTGCAATGCCTCCGGCTGCATCAATGCCTTTCCGTACACCGTTACAAGGTCGGCGCGGCTCTGCGCTGCAAAGACGCTATCCCCGGTAATCCTGCCTATACAATCCACGGCAAGCAATAGCAGCTTTGCCGCTGGCTCTCCCGCCTGTATGCCTTTAAGAATAGAAGTTCTTGCGGCCTCGCTTTCCGCTATGGCTGCTTGTTTCTCTTTGCAGATAGCAAGCGCCCTTTCTTCGGCTTCTGTGCGCCGTTCCTGCTCTCGCAATAGCGGGGCTATGCTGATACGCTCCGCGCCCTCCTGCGCACCCTGTGTGGCTTCCTGTGCCGTTTGCGCGGCATATTCCCATAAGTTCATACTGCCGCCCCCTTAAAAGCGCTTTGCGCCCGCGGCGTCCTCGCTTTCGGTCGGTCTAAACAAGTCAAACTGTGGGTAGTATTCAAAGCTGGCCTTGTAACTGCTGATCCCGTAGCGGTTTTTAAGGCATACAAGCTCAACCTGTCGCGGCATTTCCTGCTTTGCCTCTCTGATCCTTTCGCGCTTCTCTATAATGCTTTTTTCTTTTGTAAATAGATCATCATTCAAGGCCGAAAGCTGCAAGCCCCACACTACATCGGCTGTATATTCAATGCCGCCGCTTTCTTTGAAGCTCTCAAAGTCAATGGGCGCAAGGTAATTGCTGCGGTTTACGCTGCTTACAAGAATTATTGGCAGGTCGAGGGCGCGGCTTATACGCTTTAGCTCCGTTACATTGTTGTCTGTCTGTTCTTTTACGGTCTGCCGTCCCTCTCCCTGCAAGATTTGCAGATAGTCCACAATAACAACGGGCTTTACTTCGTTGCGGCTCATATACCGGCGCACATACTCGCCTATAAAAGAAACTGTGCAAGCAAGGTTCCCCTCAATAACGCTCATGCGGTCTTGCACGGCCTCTGTGTACGCTCTGGCGGCATCCAGCGCCGCCGTGGTCAACCTGCCGCCCCGGATAGAAAGGCTTGTGCAGGCGGTGCTTATATCCCGCTGCGCGGTGATCCTCGCAAGGCTCTTGCTCACCATTTCAAGGCGGCTTTGCTCTATGCTGAAAAACAAGATATGTTCCCCCGCTGCCGCCATCTGATCCGCCACTTGATGAATGAATGTTGTTTTTCCCAAAGAGGAAATAGCGCCCAATACATACAAGCCGGGGTAAATGCCGCCCGCCTGCCGGTCGAGGTTTTCAAAGCCGGTTTTGCGGGTGGAGCTGCGCCGGAAATTCTCAATTTCCCCAGCCATCAAAGAGTTAATATATGCGGTTACGCTGTCCGGCGTGGCGCTGGTGCTTCGCTGCGCGGCTTGTACTGCGTCAATAAAAGCTGCTCTGTTGCTTGTAAGGGCTTCATTTGCGTCTTTATACTCTCCGTTAATATCTACGCTCAAATGCGC